TAAAAAAGAGTTTCCTAATATATCTGAAAAAGAACTAGAGCGTATACAAAATATGCCTGGTAATAAATCATATATAACTGGTTGGGGACAATACGATGAAAATACAGTTCAAGTTTTATACTTTGATTACAAGACATATCACAATCAAGTATTTAAAATAAAGCAAACAGATCAAGGGTTAATGAAGGCTATTGAAAAGCCAGATACATTTAATCCACCAGAAAATGATAACTTTGAAAGAGTATCTAGAACTATAGAGGTTCTTTACAATGGCGCTGTGGTTTTAGGAACAGACACAGTGCTTAAGTGGGAGTTGGCTGAAAACATGTCAAGACCATACGCTGACACAACTAAGGTTGCCATGAATTATGCTATATGTGCACCTAGAATGTACAAAGGTAGAATAGAGTCTATTGTTAGTAAGTGTGTTGGGTTTGCTGATATGATTCAAATAACTCACTTAAAACTACAACAAGTATTATCAAGAATGGTGCCAGACGGTGTTTATCTTGATATGGACGGCTTAGCAGAGGTTGATCTAGGCAATGGAACAAACTATAATCCAGCTGAAGCATTGAATATGTATTTCCAAACTGGTTCTATTGTAGGTAGATCTTTAACACAAGACGGTGAATTAAACCACGGTAAAGTACCTATTCAAGAGCTTAATAGCTCTAGCGGTGGTGGTAAAATACAAAGTCTTATTCAGACGTATCAATACTATCTACAAATGATACGTGACGTAACAGGACTAAATGAAGCTAGAGACGGTAGCGTTCCTGATAAATCCACACTTGTAGGTTTACAGAAACTAGCCGCTAACGCATCAAATGTAGCTACTAGACATATTGTTCAGTCTAGTTTATATTTAACTCTTAAACTAGCAGAAAATGTATCGCTTAAAATAGCTGATGCACTGCGCTTCCCATTAACTAGAGCATCGTTACAAAACTCTATATCAACTTACAATATAAAATCACTAGATGAAGTTATAAACTTGAACCTACATGATTTTGGTATATTTTTAGAGCTAGAGCCTGATGAAGAAGAAAGAGCTCAGCTAGAGCAAAACATACAAGTCGCTCTGCAGTCTGGAGGTATAGACCTAGAAGACGCTATCGATATACGTCAAATTAAAAACCTTAAGTTAGCTAATCAAATGTTAAAGATTAAGCGTAAGGTTAAAATGGAGCGTGATCAAAAAGCCCAACAAGCTAACATAGCAGCTCAAGCAGATGCTCAAGCACAAACAGCTGAAAGAACTGCTATGGCTGAAGTTCAAAAACAAGAGGCTGTAGCATCAACTAAGGTTGATATTGAAAAAGCTAAGCAAGAGATGGAAATGCAGAAAATGCAAGTTGCAGCTCAAATAAAGCAAGCTGAAATGGAAAGACAGTTCCAGTATGACATGCAGCTCAAGCAAATGGATATTCAAGTAGAAAAAAACAAAGAGCAATTTATAGAAGATCGCAAAGACAAAAGAACAAAAATACAAGCGACGCAGCAAAGTGAAATGATAAGCCAAAGAAAAAACGATGGCTTACCTATAGACTTTGAAAATCAACCAGACCAAGGTCTTGGTGCCTTTATGTAGGCAAAACAATTTTTTAAATTATATTATATTATGTCAGAAGTAAAAAAAGAAGGTGAATTTACTTTAAAAGGTAAAAAGAAAACTACACCTAAAAAACTAGTTAAAAAAAACGAAGTAACTAAAGTTGATCTTAAAAAGCCAGTAGAAGAGCAAAAGGTTGAGCAAGATGTTACAAAAGTAGTTATACCAAAAGAAAAACAAGAAGATGCCGTTCAAACACAAGAGACAGATGATAGCAATGTTATTATCGAAGAGCCCAAAGACAGTGGCGACAGCGAAGAAGTGGTTGAAGAAGTACGGGCCACCGAAGAAACAGTAGAGTCTCCAATAGAAATTATTGAAGAGGTTAGTGAAGTAGAAAAAGAATTAAAAGAAGCTATAAGAGATGAAAAGGTTTTAGGTAAGCAATTGCCTGAAAACATCGAAAAGTTAGTTTCTTTCATGGAAGAGACTGGAGGTAGCGTAGAAGACTACGTGAGGCTAAACGCTGATTACTCTAGCGTAGACGATACTACATTGTTAAAAGAGTATTACAAAAAAGAAAAACCATATCTTGATAGTTCAGATATTGATTTGTTATTAGAAGATTTTCAATATGACGAAGATTTAGACGAAGATAGAGATATACGCAAGAAAAAACTTGCATTTAAAGAAGAAGTTGCAAAAGCCAAAAACTTTTTGGAAAGCACAAAGGAAAAATACTACGCTGATATCAAGTTGAAATCAAACGTAAATCCTGAAGCTCAAAAAGCTATGGACTTTTTCAATCGATATAATAAGCAGCAAGAACAAGCTGAGCAAAACCGTAAAGTGTTTCAAGAAAATACTAAAAAACTTTTTACTGAAGATTTCGAAGGTTTCGATATTAGTGTAGGTGAAAAGAAATATAGGTATAAACTACAAAACACTGATGGTATTGCTGATAAACAATCAGACATTAACAACCTAATCGGGAAGTTCCTAGATAATAACGGTTCTGTTAGTGACTATAAAGGTTATCATAAAGCAATGTATGCTGCTGAAAACGTAGATAAAATAGCATCACATTTCTACGAGCAAGGTAAAGCTGATGCAGTCAAACAGGTTGTAGACACCTCTAAAAACCTAAGTGACACAAAAGCTAGACCTTCTGGTGGTGATGTATTTGTTAACGGCTTAAAAGTAAAAGCAATTAGCGGTGCTGATTCTACAAAACTAAAGATTAAAACAAGAAAATTTAACTAAAAAAATTAAAAATTATGGCTAATGTAAGTCCTGCGTTTGGAAGTATTATTCCATCGCAAAAACAACAAGCGTTAGAAACAAACTACCTTAACTTTACAGATGGTACTAGTGACTTCGCTCAGCAATATTTACCAGAAATCTACGAAGCTGAAGTAGAGCGTTACGGAAACCGTACGTTATCTGGATTCTTAAGAATGGTTGGCGCTGAAATGCCAATGACTTCTGATCAAGTAGTTTGGTCTGAGCAAAACCGTTTACACATCTCTTACAATGGAGTAACTGCTGCTGTTTCTGGAACAACACCTAACATTGTATCAACATTGACTATCCCTGTTGGTGGAGCTGGAGCTACTCTAGTAGAAAACGTAGTATCTCCTGGTTCAACAATCGTTGTAACTAACGGAGCTAACGGAGATGAGCTAAAGTGTTACGTTGTTGCTTCTGGCGCAACACCAGGATCTGGACTAGCTGCTGGTGAATTAACTGTAAAGCCTTACACTCAAGAAGCTGTTGACGGAGCTGGTGCAGGTGAAGTTGATTTAACTGGAGTTGATTTAAAAATCTTTGTATATGGTTCTGAGTATGGAAAAGGAACTAGAGACGATAACAGAATATCTGTAGATCCTTCTTTTACTCAATACTCTAACTCACCTATCATCATTAAAGACAAGTTTGCTATCAATGGTTCTGACACTGCTCAGATCGGTTGGGTAGAAGTTGCTACTGAAGATGGTACTGGAGGATTTTTATGGTATTTAAAAGCTGAGTCTGAAACAAGACTACGTTTTGAAGATTACCTAGAAATGTCTGTAGTTGAAGGAGAGTTAAAATCTGGAACATCTACTGCTTCTGTTAAAGGTACTGAAGGTCTTTTTGCTGCTATCAAAGATAGAGGTAATGTATTGGCTGGATTCTCTGCAACACCTGCAAATGCTTTAAGTGAATTTGATTCAATTCTTAAGAACTTAGATACTCAGGGTGCTATTGAAGAGAACATGTTATTCTTAAACAGAAACACTGCTTTAGAATTTGACGATATGCTAGCTGGTATTTCTGCTGGAGGTAACGGTGGTACTGCTTACGGTTTATTTGAAAACTCTGAAGAAATGGCTTTAAATCTTGGATTTAGCGGTTTCCGTAGAGGGTCTTACGATTTCTACAAAACTGATTGGAAATATTTAAATGACGCTTCTACTCGTGGTGGTTTAGCAACATCTAGTATTGATGGTGTTTTAGTACCAGCTGGAACTTCAACTGTTTACGATCAAATCTTAGGAACTAATATCCGTCGTCCATTCTTACACGTTCGTTACAGAGCTTCACAAGCTGACGATCGTAGAATGAAAAACTGGATCACTGGTTCTGTAGGAGGAGCATTTACTTCGGATCTTGATGCAATGGAAGTACACTTCCTGTCTGAAAGATGTTTAGTTGTGCAAGGAGCAAACAACTTCGTATTGTTTACTGCCTAATAACACAGGTAATGTTTACCCCTGATGTAATTTCAGGGGTAACTATTACCCTTATTAACTATTTAATTTTATTATATTATGGCTAAAAAAGCTAAAGCAGAAGAAACTATTGAGGTTGCACCTCAAGAAACTGTTGTCAAGGCAACTAAAAAAGAAAATACAACACCGCAAAAACCTAAGTGGGAAATAAAAGATAGAACTTATATACTAAAAGGTAAATCACCATTAACCTATACAATACCTTGTAGACATAGTTCTAAATACCCATTATTATGGTTTGATAAAGAAACAGGTGTTCAAAAAGAATTAAGATACGCTACTAATCAAAACTCTGTTTTTGTAAGTGAACAAAAAGGTGAATCAACACTTGGGCACATAATGTTTAAAGACGGCGCGCTTTACGTTCCAAAAGAAAAACAGAATCTTCAAAAATTATTATCTTTGTATCACCCTTATAAAAATCAAAGATACTATGAATATAGCTCTGTTGCTATAGCTGAAGATGAATTAGACGTATTAGAAATACAAATTGATGCTATGAACTTAGCTAGAGAAATTGATATCGATCAAGCAGAAGCTATACTAAGAGTTGAGCTAGGATCTAAAGTTTCTAACATGAGTTCAAAAGAATTGAAAAGAGATTTATTGCTGTTTGCTAAAAACAATCCGCAAACATTTGTTGCATTGGCTAATGATGATAATGTGCAGCTTAGAAATATAGCTATTAGAGCTACAGAAGCTAAGATAATAAATCTTTCAGGTGATCAAAGAACTTTCACGTGGGCTTCAAATGGTAGAAAATTAATGAACGTTCCATTTGATGAAAACCCATACTCAGCTTTTGCTGCTTTCTTGAAGACAGATGAAGGCGTTGAAGTTTTTAGATCTATCGAGAAAAAACTATAAAAACAAGTGATACTAATATAATGGAGGCTGCGAGAGTAGTCTCCACTATATTATAATAAAAATATAAAAATGGCGGTAAACGTAAATACAGTATATCAAACAGTCTTGTATATATTAAACAAAGAGCAAAGAGGTTACGCACCACCAGATGAGTTTAATAGAATAGGTGCTCAAGTTCAACTTGAAATATTTAACTCTTATTTTCCAGATGGAAACCAAGTAAATAGAATTAATCAAAATAATTCTCAAAACAATACAGAGTTTTTTAATATATTTGATAATATATCTTACAAGCTAACACCTTTTATACAAGAGGTTGATTTTATTTTAGAATCAAACAATACTAGCTTTGCTTATCCAGACGTTGACCCTATTACTCAATCTTTAAATTCTAGTGTTTATCTAATTGGTGAAGTTATTTGCACGTACAACGGGAATCCTACGCAAAATTCACAAGCTCAAAAAACTACAAAAAAAGAATATACACTACTACATAACTCAAAACTAACTAGACCCAACTCTAAAAATCCTATATATTACAACTACAATAACAATATTAATACTTCTACAGAATTGCCTAGCTACTCTATTGTTGCTTCTCCAATACCTGATTCTATAAAAGTTAACACTGTAAAATATCCAACGCCACCTATTTGGGGGTTTACTGGTGGATCGCAAGGGCAATACATATATAACCAGTCTAGCTCTACGGACTTTAGTTTAGATAGTTCTGAGCAAACTAATATAGTAATAGGTATATTAAAATACCTAGGTGTTGTTGTTAATAATCCAACAATAATACAAGCAGCAAATCAAGAAGCTGCAAAAGTTGAAGCCAACGAAAAATCTTAAATAAATGAGTTTAGTAACAGAAACAAACCAACAATATTATCAAGGCGCTCAAGGCTTTAGAGGAACTGGAGTTGCTCCTTTTGATAATCAAACTTTTCAAACTACATTTGATACGGATTTAGTTTTTGGATATTACGATCCTAACAACATAAATTATACTTTAAATAACTTTAAAATATACACTAGCACAACTGGTTTACCTGGCTCTTGGAGTGAATACATTTTAGAGTATACGGTTAGTAATAATACAATCACAATAATTAATGCTTTATCTGCTGATATATTTTTTGTTGTTCAATTAAAGAAACTAGATGGTGGCAACTACGCTAGTACTGCCGCTGAAGAAGCCATTGGTGATACAGTAGAAGACAACTACGGAGGATATCAGTATATAACACTTAACGACGCTATAGATAACTTTATGGTAGGTTATGTTGGCGATGGAAAACTAATTCAAACAGCTAAAAAGTCTGATGTATTGTTTTTTGCTAAAAGAACTTTACAAGAGTTTAGTTATGATACATTAAAAAGCATACACTCTCAAGAATTAACTATACCGGCTAGTTTAAATATTATACTTCCTCAAGACTATGTAAACTATGTTAATGTTTCTTGGATTGATACTTACGGTGTAAAAAGACCTATATTTCCAACAAACAATTTAACTACTATACCCTACAACACGCCGATACAAGACAACAAAGGCGTTCCAACTCAAGATAACTTTGGGGAAAATATAGAAGGTACTTCTATAACTAAAGAGCGCTTTGACAGCATGAATACTAATATTCTAAACAATGATTTTGATTTAAATGATTGGGCATATTTTAGCAATGCTTACGGTTACAATGGTAATTGGAATATGGGACAATTTTATGGCTCCGATCCTCAATACTCAAATGTAAACGGCTACTTTACTATAGATGAAAGAGAAGGTAAAATGTCTTTTTCTAGCGATCTAGCAGATAAGTTAATTGTGCTAGAATACGTGTCTGATGGCTTAGCATACGATAAAGACACTAAAGTACCTAAGTTAGCAGAAGAAGCTCTATATGCTTCTATACTGCACTACATAGTATCGACTAGAGCTAATCAACCTGAGTATCTAGTTCAAAGACTTAGAAGAGATAAGAGTTCTAAGCTTAGAAACGCAAAAATTAGATTATCAAATATAAAGCTTACTGAAATAGTTCAAGTTATGAGAGGTAAGTCTAAATGGATAAAACACTAAAATTTAATGGCTAAATCTTTAAATACATTTTTAAAGTCCAAGATGAATCAAGACTTGGACGCCCGTCTAATGTCAAAAGGCACCTATAGGACAGCTAAAAACGTTCAAGTTAGCGCATCTGAAAGCCAAAACGCTGGATCTTTAGAAAATATATTAGGTAATACAGATATTTTAAATATACAGATTTTAACAGGTGTTAACAATTTGTACTGTATAGGACATTGTGTTAGTGACGAAACAAGTGATATGTATTTATTTTTCACTGACTGGGACGGATTAATAGAGCAAAAACCTTTTTATTATGATCCATTAGATAATAATTTTATAATAAAATATAATACTTTATCTCAAAACGCTAACATATTAGTTCAAGGAGCTTTTCTTAATTTTTCAAAAGAAAATCCTATATATGGAGTAAATGTTTTAGAAAATTTACTTTTTTGGACAGATAATAGAAATCAACCAAGAAAGATAAATATAGAAAAAGCTATTTCAAATCCTAATTATTACAATACGGAAGATAAAATATCTGTAGCTAAATATAATCCTTATCAATGTATAGATTTATTTGAAGAAAGTTATTTATCTAATAATGATGGTGACTACGAGTCATCAATGAAGGATGTGGTTTCTAAAAGCTACCCAAACGGTGGTTTTGGTA